AAAAATGTCAAAATTTTCAACTTCGCTATAATCTTTCACAAACTGCTTGGCATCGTTGATATCAAGAAATTTAACAGGTTCTAGATTATCACCGAATAGACTTTTATATTTGCTTTCTTGTTTTGCTCGAACATATAAGGTAGGCGCGAACGCATCCTTATGTAGATATTTCTTGCCGTTTTTAATCTCACGCACAAGAATCCTGTTTCCATACTGCGTCACATTTGTATAAAATTGCGGCATTCAACCACTCCCGGGTCTTGAATGTGTTACCTTCATCATATGAATATAGCAGACTTCACCTACAGTGTCAAGTGTTACACCAATTCAAGTTTAGGTCTGGAGGGGATGATGATGCCTTTTCCGGTGACACGTTGGTAATCATTTCTGATTTCATCAATGCCATCATAGAATAATACAATATGATTCATGTGATACTTGTAGATTTTTGTCGCAGAGAAGGGCATGAAGGGAGCAAGGGCAATACTATATTGGTTATTGCCAGAGGGAACAACGACAAGGGACAAAGGGGTATCAATGGTGAGTGTATCGCCGTTGACAGTGATGTCGCCAATTAAATCGTCGCCAGTAATAGTTTTAATGCAAGAGATAGCCATAATATACTCAATAGTAGGGGTGTTGGGAGGAGTTACTTAATTATACAATATCAAACTTCTTAGGCTTCTTTTCTTCAGGAATAATGCGCTCTAAATCAATCGCAAGAATTCCATCTGTTAACGAAACCGCATTTACAACAACATCATCAGCCAATGTAAACTTTCGTGCGAAAGGACGCTTGGCAAGTCCACGATACATGTATTCTGTTTCTGTGGATTCTTCATTGGCTGCCTTCCCCGTAACAGTAAGGACCCCTTCGGCTAACTCAACATCAAGCTCATCGTTCTTGAAACCAGCAACGGCAAGTTCAATGCGAAAGTTGGTCGCATCATGTTTAATAATGTTGTATGGGGGATAATTCCCATTATCCTGAACGGTTTGGATGCGGTTCAGACGTTCAAATACATCGTCGAAACCAATCATCCATGGGTTGTTAGCAACGCTGAAATTAAAGGTACGTGTCATAATTCCTCCTTGGAGCGAATGTGTTAGTGTTACCCGACAATCGGCGTAACATGAGTTAAAGATAACTCCCAACACCCCTACAGTCAAGCTGTTACTTCTTTTTTCCTATATTATACTTTGTTACTAAATTCCAATCTTTCTTCTCACCAAATGATAACACCTTAATTTGCGATAATGGTGCAGTATCTTCGCACAAGTCAGGGTTAATAATTTCAACTAATCCCCAATCTTCTAGCAAATGAGCAACGGTGTTTCTCCGTTGCATGTCATTGTCTGATAGGTCGGCAACTTTGCCATCCAATGCAAACAGCTCCTTAAAGTGAACGATGAAATATCGTCCCTGTTTATGCAAGATATGACAGCTTTGATATAATGTATTATCCTTACGTGAGGCTACACCAATGCGTGTAAGAGTCTCACGGACCTTAAGAAAGTCATCTGGATTCACTAATTTTACTTCTAAAGGATTATATCCTTCAATATTGATGCGAATTAAATTATTGTCCATTGTTCAACCCACCTGTGTTCAATCGTTTCTTAATGTTGATAATATGGTCAGGTGTTAAAATTCTCATCGCTTGAAGTGCTTTCTCAGTATTGTACTTGTAATACTGCTTTACTACCTCAAGGTCTTCAATTTTCTCAGCCTTTAACCACTTATTATAACGCTTTCGCGCTCTAATTGTATTTATAAGAAACGAATATTGCAACTTTTTGCCTAAATGGGGGCGGCTATTCATCTCATTTGCAGGAATGACTGTATCTGCGCCAAAGCTTAGTGATTTATTCACAATGTACGGAGCATACTGCTTCTCACTCCAATCATCGACAATTAACTCTTGCTTTGTATAATGAATTGCATTGACAAAATCAAAGGGACTTATCTTTGGTGTTTTGTATTTTTCTTCTGGTTCTATTGTAACCTCATCTCCGTCCAATGACATCATGACTTCATCTCACATGATGCCATAATCTCAGTCAGACATGCTACCAAATTGATTTCCGCGTCGGCAACAAACGCCGCCTTGTATTGATAATCAGCTATCAATAACACCAACTGCGGAACTTGCACCACCTCTGCTAATAGCACATCATATAAATTTCTGAATAACGTAGTTGGGTCATTATCTAAATTATTCACGACCCAACTCCGCATTTTCTTGAAGTCTTTCTCACGGAGTGCAGACACCAACTCCTTCATGTGTGTATCTGAAAAATTCGCAAGAATACCAGCGTCAATTGTTCCTGATGCGCTATACCGCTGTAACTCATTTAGCACTCGACGATAATCCGGAAAATGCTTATTCAACAATTCAACAACAACTTTCATATCATACGTAACATTTTCTTCCGCTAAAATCTCCTTGAGGCGCTTCATGAAACGCGATGCCATTTTCGGGCGGTCCGTCCTATTCAATTTAAAATCAATCACTGTGGTACGTGAGTGCAAAGGTGCAATGATTCGATTTTTATAATTGCATGTAAAGATGAAACGGCAATTCTTACTAAATTCTTCAATGAATCCACGAAGGGCGGGTTGTGTGGAGTTTGGATTGAGATAATCAGCCTCGTCTAAGATGACAACTTTGACTTTACCCGTTAAGGATATCGTACTTGCAAAATCCTTAATCTTGGTTCTCAATACATCAATCCCCGATTCCTCAGAACCGTTGATGATAATGTAGTCGCATCCCAATTCTTCACACAGAGCCCGTGCAATCGTGGTCTTTCCTGTGCCTGCCGTACCCGCAAGAAGCATGTTCGGGATGCTGTCTTGCGTAATAAATTCTTGAAACATTGAAAGAAGGTCAGAAGGAAGAATACATTCTGAAATTGTACGAGGACGATACTTCTCTACCCATAGAAACTGCTCACGATTTACTTCCATAGTTATTCCTTAAATTTTCGAGGAGGCGTCTGCCGCAATCAAATATGTAAGATTCCGAGTTGTACATTCAAAGAAAAATGCCAGTACCTTGCTGCCTGCCTTGCCGATAACATGTGTGATGCTCACTGTGTACTCATCTGCGGTGGGCTTAAAGCTATCAACCGCCATTTTCACATTAAAGGTTTGCTCACATGGTCCCAACGTCTTTTTGTATGAATGAGAAGTGCTATTCTTGGGGTCTGAGATGGTGAGAATCGCCTGTCCCTTGTCACCAATAACACTAATCATTGTAGATGATACAATAGATGCTGTCTTGTTAATCGCAGTAATATCATTTGCAGTCATCTTGAACGTGTATATCTTTTCCATGGGAGGAACGTTTTCAGTGGGTTGCTTGATAAGCGAAGCATCCGCATAATAGTATTCCACTTCACTATCATTACCATACTTGATAAGCATACTCTTTTCGCCAAATTCAATATCTGCATCTTGCGAGACATTGATAAGCGAGAGCAACTGTGACAAATCATAGATGGCAAACTGCACCGGGAACTGCTCTTCCACTTCTGCTCGTCCCTGAATGGAACCTACTGCATTTTTCGTTAAAATTTTATTGCCTGGATTCACCAATAAGTTTGTGCTAATTTGAGCAAAGGTTTGCCAGATGGACAATGTTTTTTGACTAATCTTCATGTTGTTCCTCACGGGATGAATGTTGTGTATCATGTACAAATAGAAGTATAACAGCATAGTGAATGATTTTCAAGATGTCAGCGCGATTAAACCCATTCTTTTTACCATAGCGTTGGGCATACTTCATGATGTTCCCCACCATGAATCCTACCCCATGCCCGTTATCAATAATGAATTCGGCACTTTGGAATTTGTTTTTTGAGTAATGCTGGTCATAGGTGTTGTCAATATACTGCTGAACATCTTGGAGTAATTTTGGTTCGTTGAATTTATGATTAATTGTCATAGATTATAATTTTTCCGTTTATTGTTTCTACGGGTTCACGCCCGTCTGCATGAACATCACACAGCGTTCTTATCCAAGAACCTTTACGAAGCACTCCTTGTTCTCCACAGGTTTGACAGATGGTGAAACTTCTGCGTTCAATATCACGAAGTACCCGTTCAAACTCGGCGTCAGGATTATCAGTATCCGTGAGATACACGCCCGAATCATATACACGAAGTCCTCCCCATTTTTCTTTCACCTGAATAATCTTCGGAGGAGCTTGCATGGTATCAAGCACATCAAACAACTCATCAAGTAGCGATGCCCAACCTTTTCCCACCGCTTGTTTTGCCTTGTCGCGGGTATAGCCAGTAAGCTGTACTTTCATATTCCATGTACCTCCTTATTGTCTTTCCATGTGGTTTCAAACACCAACCGCATCATGACACGGGTGAGCCATCGTGGTTTCTTCATCATGGCAAAACTTGTGTTACCATGATGCCAATGTCCTGCATATCTGGGGGTAGTTACCGAATAGTCCAAATAATCTACATTGTCGGAGTTTCGGCGGTGTGTCAGGTTGCCGTTCTCGTACTCCTTCCACCACTCAAACCCATCGGAGTTTCGGTAGTGAGTCTCGTTGCTGTTCTCGTCGTACCATTTCTCATACCCATCGGAGTTTCGGTAGTGAGTCTCGTTGCCCTTCTCGTCGTACTCCATCCACTCCTCATACCCATCGGCGTTTCGGTAGTGAATCTTGTTGTTGTTCGCATCGTACTCACTCCACGACTCAAACCCATTGGAGGTTCGGCAGTGAATCACTTTGCCCTTCTCGTCGTACTCCCGCCACGACTCAAACCCATCGGCGTTTCTGAAGTGAATCTCGTTGCCATTCTCGTCGTACTCAGCCCACCACTCATAGCCTGTGCTGAGTCGGTAGTGAATCAGGTTTTTGTTCTTGTCGTATTCTTTGAGTTCTTCAACCCCAGTGGCGAATCGGCGGTACATCAGGTTGCCATTCTCGTCGTGCTTATACCACGACTCATCGCCTTTGGAGTCTCGAAAGTGAATCGGGTTGTTGTTCTCGTCGTACTCATACCACTCTTCATACCCATTAGGGTGTTGGTAGTGAATCAGGTTGCCCTTTTCGTCGTATTCTCTGATTTCTTTCATATTAGTATTTTTCCTCAAGCCCAGTGGAGTCTCGGTAGTGAATCACGTTGTGGTTCGCATCGTACTCCTTCCACCACTCAAACCCATTGGAGTTTCGGTAATGAATCACGTTGTTGTTCTCATCGTACTCCTTCCACCACTCACGCCCAGTGGAGGTTCGGGAGTGAATCTCGTTGTTGTTCTCGTCGTACTCCACCCACGACTCATCCCCATCGGAGTTTCGGTAGTGAATCTCGTTGCCATTCTCGTCGTACTCCCACCACGCCTCATACCCATCGTCACTTCGGAAATGAATCAGGTTGTTGTTCGCATCATACTCACTCCACGACTCATATCCATTGGAGTTTCGGCGGTGTGTCAGGTTGTTGTTCTCGTCGTATTCTGTGATTGTATTCATTGTTCCACTGTCTGACTTGATATGATTCATAGATGCATCTCCTTGATGTAATCCCACACAATAATATTCATTGCCGCACTCACATTGAAACTGCGAAGAACTCCACGTTGGGGAATACTCACGGCATCAAATTGTTTGTAAATCACTTCGGGAATACCATGTGATTCGCTTCCGAATAGAAACAATGGATTCTTCACATTACACCATGTGTTATAACTCAAACTCATTGACCTGCCTCCGTGTTCACATAATACAATATGATAATTCTTCGTCATTTGGAGCGCACACAACGTATCACACATATCCTCATCAGCCGTCAGCGGGTCATCAAACGGATACTGGACGATATTGATATATTTCTCAGCCCCCACCGTGGACCGCTTATCAAATTTCTTGCGTCCAAATATATAGAAGTTTTCTGCACCCATCAAAGAGGCAGACCGAATCATCATACCAATATTCAACTCCCCTGTAATATTAATACATCCCACCGAGAATGGCAAGCGGTCCACCTTGCAAATTTCTCCATTTTCTTCAACGGTATTATCCTTATACGCATCTCGGACGTTAAACATCTTACTGTTGGTATCTGCGATAATCGTGGAGTAATTAACCATAGGATTATATTTCATTTGGCCAAACGATTTTTGGGAATTGTACAATCGTTGTATCAACCACATGCCCAGTGGAGGTTCGGAAGTGAATCTCATTGTTGTTCTCATCGTACTCACGCCAAAACTCATACCCTTTGAAGTCTCGGTAGTGAATCATGTTGTTGTTCTTGTCGTATTCCATCCACTCCTCATACCCATCGGAGTTTCGGCGGTGAATCATGTTGCTGTTCTCGTCGTACTCACGCCAAACCTCAAACCCATTGGAGTTTCGGTAGTGAGTCTCGTTGCCGTTCTTGTCGTATTCTGTGAGTTCTTTCACTGTGTTTTCCTATGAAGTAGGCTTCGCAATCTTGTTCCCCTTCTCATCGTACCAACGCTCAAACCCATCGGAGTTTCGATAGTGAATCAGGTTGTTGTTCTCGTCGAACTCACTCCAAACCTCAAACCCATTGGTGTCTCGGCGGTGAATCATGTTGCCGTTCTCGTCGTACTCACGCCAAACCTCATACCCATTGAAGTCTCGGTAGTGAATCTCGTTCCCCTTCTCATCGTACTCACACCACCACTCAACCCCATTGGAGTCTCGGATGTGGATTAGATTACCCTTTTTGTCGTATTCTTTGATTATATTCATTAGAGTATTCCGCATTTAAATTAAAATGATGGACTCTGAGCAGGTTGAGTGAAGTGTAGCGTAAGTGGTGCTGTATCATCTGCCGAACTGTTAGCATCTCCTGACAGTGAGGCGAGTTGCACAGACGCATCCACCTTCGTGTACAAGTCCAAGAAGCTCGCTTTGGTCTCAGCATCAAATCGGGCAGTACACAATTCAATAGCCTTCATACGGTCGTGAAACATTGCAAAGGCGTTGACAATATGCTCCAAGCGGCGCGTAGAAATCACCTCATCAATAGCACCTTCCTTAAACGTCTTACGAATAATTTCTGCCCAAGAAACCAACTTGTCAGCAAAATCCTCATCAACCGTATCAACGCGCTCCATTTTCTTCATGATAATCTTCTTCTCCACCTTGCTAGTGGGATATTCCTGGTCCACCGTGATGGCAAATCGCTCAAGGAATGCATCATCCAGAATCTGTGCCGACATGTACTTGCCGTCATCTGACCCCTGACCTTTGGTGTTTGCCGTGGCAACAATATTGAATCCTGCCGCAGGATACACCGTCTCGCCGGTCTTTTTATTGTAATATCCCTTGCCCTCAAGGATGGCCTGCAGGCACATCAACTTGTTACTTCCGCGGTCGCACTCATCCAGAATGAGCACAGCGCCGCGCTTC